GGGCTGTTAAATCAGTCAACAACAAGAGCCGTGTAAGTCTTAATTAGAACCTTCAAGGGTTCCGCATGATCCATATCCCAAAGATTTGGTGAACCAGAGCATAATTAAGAAACTACACAATGACTTTTGTTCCGAATGAATACCTTTCAAACTATCACCATTTAGATCGAATTTTTGCATCAAGCAGTAGTTCTTTCTATAACAAATTGGAAAAGTTTTCAAATTGTTTAGGTGAAACGGAAATCATGGATGGGTCTATAACTTAGTTTAAACCCTCATTGGATATAAAGAATCAAAGAAGATTACTCTTCTGCGATTACATCCAATATCCTCTTTGATTTCAAACATTGAGAATTCATCATCTTCGGTTGTCTGTTGATTCCATAAATGGCGTCTACCAGACTTTGAAGACTTCTCTTACTTTTACCAACACAACGGATGGTAATATCAGAGATCTCATGAAGGTCATGGAAAAATTCCCTATAGGGAATCTTTGCCTTTCTTTCTATGAGTCGATGAACTCTCTTTTTGAGCAATCTTTCGCTTGACTGCTTCGTCGTTTCTTGTTCCCACTGTGTCTTTCGACAAGTGAGTTCATAGTTTCGAACGAATTGAGTCACGGCCTCCGGAAGAGTGAAGTAGAAATCACCGTGATCTTCAACTTCGATTTTACGTCGAAGAAGAAGTTCGTAAGTGTATTTTTCTAGTTCAGTTTCTGGTTGCCCAGCGTTAGAGAGCCCTCCATAGCTCGATGAAACATCTAGTGAACGGACTGTCGATTCAAGTTGATTGACAAGAAGAGTTTTAATTTGCTCCTTTGTCCAACCATTCTTGAATGCACCTTCACAGGTTAGAGACCCATCTTCCCTATCTTGGATCAGACGGAATTTTCCTGTTTTTTGACGAATAAATTCTTCACAAATGTTAGATTGGTTTCGGGTAAACAACCCGGAATCAATTGAAACAAAATGTTTAGAAATATAATTCTTCCCAACAGAAAGTTCCAGACCCAGAAGAGAAGTGATTCTCTTCCATTCATCAATTTCTTTCATAGTCATACAAGCAGCTACATCATCCCCATGGAAAAGGGCATTAACCCCTCCCAAGGATTTGTTCGTTGCTCGACAAACAGTGAAAGCGTTGAGAATGGAGAGAATTGGGAAAGAGAGGAGCGAACCCATAAGTTGACCATTGAGTTGGACAACATCTGGCAGTTTAGTTTTTGTGGGGTAGTGAACCAAGTGGTTCCCACCTTCCCAAGAAACGTAATCTGCCAAAGGATTCAAACCTTCCTTCCTTAGAGCTCTTTCCAGTGTTCGGATGACAGCTTGACTCGCGTAGAAATTCAAACCATCAGTGGCGGAAGTATAATCTCCAGAGAGAAGATACTTATCATCTGAAAGCTTACCCAACTGTC